GGATGGTCGCGACCTGACGCAGATGACCTACGGCGGAGTCAAATTCTGATGCCGCTGATCACAACCGAACAGGCCATCCGCCACCTTCGCCTCGATTTCGAGTTCGAGGGCAGCCCGCCCACCACCACGGATCCGCGGTATCCGGACCTGCTCGACAAGATGGTGCAGGCCGAGAACGCGGTACTGGACTATCTCAAGCTGGACGGTTGGGGCGCTGATCCCGTGCCGCCGCGGGTCACCGCTGCGACGCTGATGGTGCTGGGCAGCCTCTATGATGATCGGGATGAGGGGAAGCTGCTGGCAGGTCTGGCCTCCAGCGACCTGACCAATCCGGCTGTAGCGCTGCTTTACCGGCTGCGGGATCCGGCTCTGGCATGAGGCCAAAGTGGTTCCCGGACTGGTCCTGTGAGCGGTGCGCCATCATTGCCTCGGGACCATCGGCCACGTCAGCGCCGGTCCATCTGTTACGGGGCCGGGCAAAGGTCGCTGTGACGAACAATAGCTGGCGGCTCGCGCCAGGGGCGGACGTGCTTTACGCCAGCGATCAGGCGTGGTGGCGAACCGGGGCGGGGGACGGCTTTGACGGGCTGAAGGTCAGTCGCTCCAAGCATGCTGGTGTCCATAAGGTCGAACTCAAGAAGGCGTGGCCGGACAAGTGGGTGAACTCTCTCGTTTTTGACGAGGACGGCGTGATCGGGGCGGGGGCCGGCAGCGGCTTCCAGCTGCTCAATCTTGCGATCCAGTTCGGCACACGGGACATCGCGCTCATCGGTTACGACCATCGCATTGATCTCGGTACTCACTGGCACGGCGATCATCAGGACGGACTGACAAATCCGCGGGACACCACGGCCGAGCTCTGGCGCGGATTTCTCGATGCTGCGGCGCCGGCGCTTGCTGATGCCGGTGTTTCGGTCGTGAATTGCTCTGAGGTCTCGGCTTTAACCGCATACCGAAAAGTGTCGCTAGAGGAATGGGTGGCCAACCATGCCGAGGCTTAGGTTCGTCAAGGATTTCGACTGGCAGTTTCACCCACGTGCGGTCCGGCACTACCGGCAGGGGTGCAGCTACCTGGTGAGCCGGGAATGTGCCCGGATGGCTATTGAGGCAAGGGCTGCCGTCGAGGCCGGTCGCAACATGGAAGGTGATGCGGATGCGGGGGTCGAACAGTCTTCGTGATCGCATCGCCTTTGAGCGACGCGTTGTTGCGAGCGATGGCTATGGCAGCCGGCAGGGGGCGTTCGAGCAGGTCTTTGCCTGCGATGCCCAGGTGAGGGCGAAACTAGGTGGAGAGGCAGTCATTGCTTCACGCCTCGCGGGCACGCAGCCAGTATCCATCACGGTGCGTTGGTCACCCAGAACCGCAGCAGTCACCCCAGACTGGCGGGCGCGGAACGTGCGGACGGGCACGATCTACAACATCCGGACCGTGGTCGATCCTGAGCAGCACACCGCTCAGCATGGGCAGTGGCTGGAAATGACCTGCGAAGCAGGGGTGCCGACCTGATGGCCAAGCGCGCTCGCATTGCGAACCGTGAGAAGCTGCTGGCGAAGATGGCCGCACTCCCGGGCGAGATCCGCTCTGCCATCCGGCAGTCACTCGCCCAGGGTGCAGACGAGATCACGGACATGCAGAAGCGCCTGGTGCCGAAGAAGACCGGCAAGCTGCGCGACAGCATCCGGCAGAACTGGGGCGGTGCCTTGCCGAAATATGCCAGCCTCAAGGCTGGTGCGGAGGCGGGCGATCCCGACCTGACGGTCACCATCACCGCCGGCAATCGGCAGGTGGGGTATGCCCACCTCGTTGAGTTCGGGACCGCGCCGCATGAGGTGGGCGGGAAGTTCAAGGGCGCGCAGCATCCCGGGTCTGAGGCGAAGCCGTTCTTCTTCCCGCCGTACCGAGCGCTCCGCCGGCGCGTGCGAAGCCGGATCACCCGGGCCGTGAAGAAAGCTGCCCGCGAGGTGGCCGCGAAATGAGCGCCGAACTTGCGTTGCAGGGGGCGATCTTCTCTGCCCTGTCGTCGACCCACACGGTCTATGACCGCGTCCCGGATGAGAAGGATGTCGTCTTTCCCTATGTGCATTTCCGGTCGTTCCAGACCGTCGATGACGGTGCTGATTGCGTTGATGGAGTCGAGGTCTTTGCGGATATCGACGTGTGGTCGGTCGCGGTCGGTAAGCCCGAGGCATCGACCGTTGCAGGACAGGTTAGGGCAGCGCTTCATGAGGCGAATCTCGATCTCGGGCCTGATTACCGCCTGATCTCGCTGCTCCACCGCTCGACCAATATCGACGCGGACCGGGACACGCTCACCCGTGCCCGCATGACATTCGTGGCTCTTATTGACCGCGTGTAACCCGGCCAGTTGGCCATCATCACCACATAGGAGACGGACCATGGCGAAGGCCACGACCGTGCGTTACGGGCAGTTTCTCATTCAGGTTGGCGATGGTGCCTCGCCGGAGGTATTTGCCGATCCCTGCGGTTTGACCTCTAAGGGCTTCAATCGCACCGCCGAGATGAACGACACCAACGTGCCGGATTGCGATAATCCCGACGCGCCGTCCTGGCTGGAGCGGGATGTGGTGTCGATGTCCGGAGAGATGACCGGCTCCGGCGTGCTCGCCACGGAGTCCGTGGATACCTGGGACGAATGGTTCGAAAGCGGCGCAAGCCGCAATGTCCGGGTCAAGGCGGGTACCCGGGAATGGCGTGGTCTCGCCAAGCTGTCCGCTTTCAACATCACGGCCGAGCGCGGCCAGCGCGTCAACATCGAGGTGACCATCGTCTCCGATGGGCCGATCCTGCGGCACGAACCCTGATGGTGGATCTGGTTGAGCATGCCCCGATCACCGGCGAGGTCCGGATGGTCTGGGCGGGCGATGAGCGGGTTTTTCGGCTCGCCATTGCCAATTGCCTCGCCCTTGAGGAGAGGCGTGGTTGCGGCCTGTCCAGCATTCTGACGCGCCTGGAGAGCGGCGGGTGGTGGGTTGATGATGTCCGCGAAACCCTGCGCATCGCCCTGACCGGCGGCGGGATGGACGCCAAGGCCGCCCGAAAGCTGGTCGATGATCATTGCTCGGACGGCCGCCTTCAGGAAAGCGTCCTCACAGCTTACATCGTCGTGTCCGCGGCGATCTCTGCCCCGACGCATGAGCCCGAAGTGGGAAAAGATCAGGCGGCAGGGGATCCGGTGGAGGCGACGGACGCCTCTCCGCTGCCGCCCTTATCGGAACCGGTGCAGCAATAGGGTTCACACCGGCCGAAGTCGGCGCCATGACGCTCTGGCAGTTCGCGGCAGCGGTTGACGGCTGGAACCGGACGCATGGCGGCGAGGAAAAGCCCGAGCCGCCAACGGATGAAGAATTCGATGAGATGCTTCGGCGCTACGACGAAGTCTAAGCTTGCGGAGTACCTTTGATGGCTGCGACCGACCTGGAGCGCATGGTAGTCCGCCTCGAAGCCCAAATGAAGGGCTTCGAGAACGAGATGAAAAAGGCCCGCTCGACGACAAATCGTGACCTCAAGGCAGTCGAGGACCGCTTCACGAAGGCGAACAAGAAGATCGCGGAATCCTTCAATTTCGGCAGCGCTGCCGGGATGGCGACGCGCGGCCTCGGCCTGCTGGGAATCGGGGTTGGTGCCCATCAATCAATTGCTGCCATTGGGCAGGCAGCTAATGAGTATGTGGCGCTCCAGAACCAGCTGAAGGTCACGGGCCTCGAAGGTGAGCGGCTGACTGGCATTTTTAGCCAGCTGTTTCAGATCGCGCAGACCAACGGTACTGCCATCGCGCCACTGGTCAGCCTGTTCTCGAAGCTGTCGCTGTCCCAGAAGGAGCTGAAGGTCTCCTCCGAGGAGATGCTGCAATTCACCAACGGGGTGTCGCTAGCCCTGCGCGTCGCGGGCACGGACAGCCGGCAGGCATCAGGCGCGCTGCTGCAATTGTCCCAGGCGCTGGCCGGCGGCGTGGTGAGGGCCGAAGAGTTTAATTCCATCGTCGAGGGTGCTCCGACGATTCTTCAAGCGGTCGCCAACGGCTTGAAAGAGGCGGGCGGCTCTGTAGCGCAGCTTCGCAAGCTGGTCATGGATGGGGAGGTCTCCTCGCAGGCGTTCTTCCGCGCCTTTCTCGTTGGCAGCGGGCAGTTGCAGGAGCAGGCCAACCGCGCTGAGGGAACGGTCGGTCAGGCGACGAGCAGGATGTCCAATGCGTTCACGCTTTTCATCGGCAAGCTTTCGGAGACGAGTGGAGCATCGCAGAATGCGGCCCAGAACATCTCAGGGGTCGCGCGGGCTATCGAGGCGTTGCCCGAGTATATCGACAAGGCAGGCAAGGGGCTTGAGGCGCTCAAGGGCTGGCTGCGCGACGTTGGCAGTTCGCCCGTATGGGACCGGATCAACAAGGTCCTCGGCACAGGTAATATCGAGGGTCTGAATGCTCGTCTCGCGCTGGACGGCGGGCGTCTCGCAAAGCAACGCGAGCTTGCCAAGATCGAGACGGACCTTGCGTCGGCCTCAGAGCGCGGCCTCAAGATCGATGAGAGGCGGTTGCAGATCTACCGTGATCGGGCTGACGTGCTCCGTAAGGACTTGGCCGGCATGCCGAAGCCCGAGGAAAAGCCCCAAACCACGTCGGGTGGCGCGCCCAGGCAGCAGTTGCTGCAAACCGTTTCCACAGCCCAATACCCCGTCGGGGATGCCGGGGACGAGAAGAAGGGCCGCACGGTCGGCGTTGACAGCTTCGAGCGCGCCATTGCGGCGGCGGAGAAGCGGGTGGCGGTCCAGAAGGCGGAGAACGAAGCTATCGGCCTCGGTGTTGCGGTTCGCGAGCGCATGAAGATGGTGGCCGAATTGGAAGTCGCTGCCATGGCGGCGAACACCGCCGCGAAGATGAAGGATACTTCGGTCACGGAGTCTCAAGCCCTACAGATTGCGGCAGTTGCGGATGCCTATGGCAAAGTGGCTCTTGCCGCCGAGCAGGCCGCATCGCCACTGGCAACGTTTGCGCGCGAATCCCAGAACGTTTCGCTCCAACTGAACGATCTGGCGGCAAGTTCGCTCCAGGGGATGTCATCGGATCTGGCGGCGGTGATCGCCGGCACCAAGGATGCGTCGGAAGCGTTCAAGTCCATGGCGAATTCGATCATCCAGGACCTGATCCGGATCATGATCCAGAAATACATCACCGGACCGATCGCTGGACTGCTGGGTGGAGGCGGAGGTCCTTTGAATATCCTGCCTGTGGGCGCCAATGCCAACGGGACAGACAACTGGCGCGGCGGCCTTTCCTGGGTCGGCGAGAAGGGGCCTGAGCTCGTCAATCTGCCGCGTGGGGCGCAGGTCATTCCGAATGACGTCCTGCGCAAGGGCGGGTCGTCGGGCTCGTCCTTCACCATGCATATGACCAACGATTTCCGCGGCGCCGACCCCGGCTCCGAGGCGCGGATAAGGGCCGAGATCGAGGGACTGAAGCGGTCCATGCCGGGAATGGTCATAGGCACCTTCCGCGATGCGCGCCGCCGCTCGGTGCCGGGCTTCCGATGACGATCACCTATCCCCGCGATCCGCATCCGCTGATCCAGCGCGTGCCGCGCCTGCGCTTCGACTACGAGCCGTTCGGGGCAATGTCGCGGTCGGCAGGCGGGGCGATTGCGTTTCAGGAAAAGGCCG